CGTTTAGTATTCCTGCGCTTGTTAACGCATCATTCAAATCCATTATACCTGTCACGGCAGCTTGAGCCAATTCATAACGGCTCTCATACAATGCCATTTCACCCTCGCGAATTTTCTCGCGCTTCATTTCTTCTGCGAGTTCCTCGTCTGTTGATAATTGAATTACACTTCTACTTTCAGCGAATCGTGCAGCCAATCGCGTTTGAGATTGTGCAAGTGAATCCTTTTGAATTTGTGCTGCTATTTGTTCGCTTGTTTTTTGATTAGCTTTTATTTGTTCGGCTAATCTATCGAGTTCTTCCTTCTTCCTTTTTTCTGCTGCTAATCGCGCCTTTTCAGCTTCTTGCTTATTGTATTTATCATTTATTTCCGCTTGTTTTATTCTTGCGAGTTCAGCGATTTCCAATTGAAGTTCTGAATTTCCTCGCGCTAACCACAATTGATCATCGTACCACTTTTGGATGTCGGCTAATTCACGTTGTCTTTCAGTCATTCGACCACGTGCCAAATCATCACGCATCTTTTGAACTGCATCATTTGCCTTCTGCAAATCTGCCAACATTTCTTCGTTGCGTTTTTTTGCTTCCTCTGCACGTTCAGATGCTTCCGTATCAATTAACCCTGTCCAATTTAGGAAGTCAGTAATTCCATCAATAACGAAATCAATTTGCTCTTTGATGAATCCAAACACCTTACCAACCAACCCACCTGCATTGACTAATTTTTCGAAGTTCAAAATGATTGCGGCAATTACTCCAGCAATTAAAAAAATAGGATTGGTTAGCAATACCTTTCCCAAGTCAAACATTGTACTACCAAAACTTTTCGCTCCTTTCGATAAATCTCCGAATTTAAAATCCTTCATCGCATTTGTCATTCCCTTAACACCAGTTAGCGCGTTTTCAAAGTCGAGTGATAGAATAGAACTTCCTATCATTGACATCGAATTATTTAATCGTTCTAATGGCGCACCGCTTACGGTATTGACTGACTTACCCAAGTCATCCATTTGGTCTTTCAGTTCACCGAGTCGCCTTTGTACTCGGTCAAATTCGGCAGTACCTTCGGGAAGTGTTGCTAATTCCTCGCGCAGCTTACGCATCTGCGTACGCATCGATTCGACCTTCGGTGTGCCTTGAATATCAACCTCAATAACTACTTCTTGTTTTGCCATCAGATTAAATTAAAAATGTACATTGTTCCCAAAATCATTGTAGCAATAACGCTCAAATTAATGAGCATCGTTAGCCAATTTGGCATATTGTTTTTATTGTTTGGAAGATTCGCGCCATGTCCCAACTCAATCAATTGTTGGACATTTTTAAAAGTCATTTGTGGACTATTCATAATGGTATTGTGTAAATGTGGTTAATGCTGTTAATTTGATATTGTTTTCGGGATAGGTTGAACTGCCTACTAACTTGACGCGTGGGTAAAATGTTTCTCCGCTTATTACAACATCCCAAACAAGATAGCCTGTAAAGTTATTGAATGTTTCATCGATGGTTGTTGCGTTGATGAATAGAACGGTTGTTGAACGGTTGATGATGTGCAAATTGTACTCGCCTGTAATCGTTCCATCCGCGCCAGTATTCTGCATTCCGCTTAATAAAATCTTCAATACCCAAATCGTATTTGTTGGGATATTGTAGTTCGTTGAACCTTCAATAAGCAAATCAATGTAAGTTGTGTTATTGGTGAAATTTCCAATGCCGTACAAATGAACGATTCCACTTTGTATTTCACCACGATAACTGCCATTACCGCCAATAGTCATTCCTTTGTTGATGACATTCGCATTACTACCGACAACGGTAACTGCGCCTAAATCGGGTGCTACATAATTATTTTCGCCAACAATTAAACTATTGTCATTACCATCATTTAAATTATTATTTATTCCACCAACAATCGAACGGCTATTAGTTGGAAAAACTAAATTGTTTGGTATTTGCAATAATTTTGATGTGTCAACATTTACATCTTTTACGAGTTCTTTGATATCGCTTGTTGTTGATTTTCTACCACCGCCATCTTGCCGAACTGGATAACATTTACCTTGTTCTTCGTTCCAATTGTAACCATAAAATTCACAACACGTTTGATTACCTGGAGTTAGTTCACCTTCGGCATCCATGAAAATCACATAGAAAGTATTTGAAATGCTGTCAATTGTCAAATTACATGGAGCAGATGTACTCACAATTTTAATCAATTTAACTTGTACGCTTTCTTGCATACCTACAACGTAATCTTTAATTTCTAAAATTCGCCAATACGAATCTTTGATAAAGATTTTGTCGTTGTATCTGAAATTATAAATGTCCGCAAATTCGAGCGCGAAAAACGCTTCCATTATACGAGCATCAGGCGCGTAAATGTTTTCGATGTAATCGTTCCAATATCGTTGGTAAAGTGTTTTGTATGGAATTGAAGTTACGCGATGCAATGGTGTTTCCTGTCCAAAATTGTAATCGTTTGAACTTATGGTTGGTGTGACATTTTGATAATGACTAAACATTGGTAAAACGAAATTCGTGTCAATGGTATTGGTATCATCATCCAATATGTGAAAGGTCATTGTATCGCTTGTTCGGTACAGTATTCGCGGAGTTGGATTAGTGTATTCGTTTTTATCATTAACGAATTTAGCGATGGGATAATTGGTATTTGGAATCAATGCTAATGGTGTGCTTCCAAATTCAACTTCTATTTGTTGATTCTCAACCGCAAAATCATTTTCTGCATCAATCAATTCCAATCTACCATACACGCGATTCCCTTGCGTGTTGTAAAGTTTGTTTAAATAGTCATCTGACTTCTTATATGTCCATGTGTTTATCTGCGCTTGGTAGTCGGTGGTTGGTGTTAATACGATGTCTTTGCTAATATCAATTTTATTACTCCAATCTTTGAAATCCCCACTTTGAAGAAATTCATTTAGTGGTATAAATGACAACAATTTAGAATTGAATTTATCGGGAATAACAACCAAATTAAACATCTTGAAAATAGCACTCATAAACTCCGTGCATTTCATAACAGGCGCATTTGCTACCCAATCAACTGCGTTACCTAAAATTGGTTTACTCACGTAATCACAAAAGAATGTGGATGGTAAGTCATTCGGATAAGTCGTTTGTGAACTTGCATCGCGCAAGGTGAGAGTGACATTTATTGGATTCGGGTTAATGTCAAAAAGTATTGGTCTAACTGTTTCCCCTACGTTCAAATAAACATCACTATCCCAATCAGCACCAATGCCACAATTGATTGATTGATATTGCGGAAAGGTTGTTCCACTTGTATAATTAATAAACAATGTTCCACTTAACTGAATAGGTGACAATCGATAATCGCCATTGGTATCTTGAATCAAAAAAGCCAATTGACAACCGCCAATGCCATCCGCGTTTTGCTCGATGTTGATATTCGTTTTAATTTTGTACCTACCGCTAAATGGCGCAGTAAATAAATTGTTCACCACATAATTCAACGGATCAGTTACTTCGGTTAAATTAGGTATTGGATAATGATAAATAGTACTACCGTTTTGTAATAACAATGAAGTAAAATCACTTCCATCGAATGTTAATGCATCAATACCATTCTCCAAAACAAATTGCGCAGCTTGTGTATCTCCGATTTGTTGAAATCCATTTTGTTCGCTTGTGAATGGTATGTATAACTCGTTCAATTCATTGATTAATGTTGCACTATCTCCACTATTCAATTCAAAACCACTCAATGACATTATCTTTTCAAAGATATATTTGGCCTTTACCATTGGAGTTAAATTTCCAGCTTTGATGATATTCGCCTTTGTGGTTGTATAAATGGAAGTACCTTCGGTAACTGAAACATTACCAACCCAACTATCACCTCTATCTGTTAACGCCAAATCTACATTACCCCCTCCAATCGTTCCGTTTAGAATGTCTAATGCTGCAAGATAATTGACAATGAAATTGTAATCATTATTCAATTCAACTGCGATGTAATTTTTGAAATCAGCATCTCCAATGTTCTTGAAAAAATCAATCACATTACCGAAAAACACAATCTCATATTCGCTGATTTTACCTTGTTGAGTGTAACTCGCTTTCCATTGGATATTACCTTCCATTACAGGCAACGTGTCAACCGTAATAATCGCATTCAACTTTCTTTTTGGATTGAATGAACTGAATTGAAACGTGTTGTTTTCAATAAATCCAAATATCTTCGAATTGTTATCAGTGGCAGGAATGCGGAATGTCCTTGAGTACGTTGCTTTCGCTTTCAAATCTTTAATGTCGGTGAATGAATACTGAAGCGAAATTGTTTCGTTCAAATATAAATCCATTACATAAGGAGTTTCATCTCCTTGCGTATATACTATTAATGCTGTTTCCATTCTTATTTATTATGGGCAATTTCCAAAACCAATTGTAACATAAATGTTTCCGCTATACGTTGTACCACCACCCCATACTGGCAGCTTTAAGTAAAATGTATTTGCTCCATCACTCGTTCCCCATACACCAGTTGCGATGATTGGCGTTCCGGGATCCATCATGTCGAATGACGTTTGACTACCACCACCCGTTAACACATTACCCAATTGAATTACTCCCAATCGCGATGGTGTAGAAGGTGGGCTATCTGTATAATCAATGCTCACGTAATACGTTTGTCCACCGATTGGAGTGATTCCACCTGTACCCAAAACTCTTACGGTTATATTACTGCCTCGCGTTGCATTGGTTAAAACGATATTACACGCATCTCCGAAATTAGCACCAAGATTTAGGCCTGTATTTCCACCAATTTTTGTGAATGTTGTAAAGTATTCGCATGGATCAGGCGAAGGAATGGGATATTCTGAAGCTGTGATGTTTATCGTTTCATTATTCGAAGCCATTTGTAAACGAAGATTCTGATTGTACTTCTTGTAATTCCGTTCACGCTTCATCAAAAATCCGTTGTCTTCAACGACAACAGGAACGATTGAATAACCATCCACGTTGTCATCAACCATCCACACCGATTTCGAGGTAAATAAATCCTTCAGATATTTGAACTCCGATTCCGTTAACCAATCACTTGTTAAATTAATGAACGTATTTACAATTGGTTCGCGCTCGGTTAATTCACGCGTGTAGTTTTTTGTTTCGTATGGCTCGGTTGATGTAGCGTTATTGAAGTCACCTTGATAGCTTCTATATCTTTTGCGCTCAACCTCAATGGAACGCTCATTCTTTTTGATGAATGAGTAACTATCCCAACCGCCCATTTGATTTAACCAATAAACGTGAACTGGATTGTACTTGCAATCCTCGCTAATATAGTAACCGTATTTGGTAGTAACTTGTTCATCACTTGAATTGTAACCTGCATAAACATAAAATGCGGTATTATCCGCAGTGGTATCATCCACGTAACCGCCATTAACAAGATTCTTCAACCCAGTTGGAATGAATAACAACGCACCTGCATCAAAGGTCATTGGAATATCAAATGAAAACAAAAGCGTTTGATTGTAATCGTATAAATCAAAAGTGAAATGATCAATTGAATTGTATGGATAATTCGAATTGATGTATGTATTGTCATCCGCAACCCACGCATGGATATCGTACGCGCTATCGCTTTCTTCCATCACATCTGTACGTGATATGTATCGCCAATTGATAATCTCCGATTGAAGCAATGAAGGTAAATGCAAACGATGCGCTAACGTTTCTTTATTAAACCCAATCTCATCATCGTAGTTTTGACACAACGCAAGTGGCCGCGTGTCATTCGTTCCCATCATGATAAAATTTTGCTTACCACTACCATAGATGCACATTAGTGAATAAGTAACCGCAACGCTATCATCTTCGGTAAATACTCCACCTACTTCATAACCCTCATACAATTCAATCGTAAATGTATTCACATTATTTTTTGTCGTTAGCACTGGAGTTGATGTTTGTAATACAACATCATCACTGCCATCAAATACAATCGAATTTTTGACGAGCTGGTTGAAGATTGTTTTAGCATTGAACACTCCGCTATTGACCGCGTTTTGGCTAATGTAAAATTTATAATCAGTTGAAGTGTTGTTGTCAGTAATTACAACAATGTATTTAAATCCAGGTTGAGCGTATTCACTCGATGTCATCGTGAACGAAACATCGTTGTTGGAATAACATAACCCGGTGAATGCGTCAATGCCTTGCGCGGTTAATCCTGTTACTGCTGTTGTGTATGCCATTTATATTTTTATTTTCTTTTGTAAGTTATCCTCAATTACTAATGTGATTTCTCTATTCAATGCGTCCTCAAATTCGGGTTGAAAATCTATAATTGTATCGGTTACTGCATCGCGCCAATAGAACAATGGAGATATACCATTGATTCGAATTTTGCGAGTTAAATGCCCTGCCAATCCACGATAGGCGCGCTCCTTTGCTTCGGGTGTTTTGAATGTCATGAATGAACCATTCGAGTTACGTGGGCGAATACCTTTAATCTTCATCCAATCATAAATCGCTTTTTGCATTACTCCCATTTCTCCCTTTGCAGGTTTTGATCCTGCACCTCTGCGGAATGAATATGGACTACCTTGATTTCGTGCCAATCCATTTACACCTTGCTCAACAAAATCAGCGTAGTTACTCGCTTTACCTCTTGCAAAGAATTGAATCTTACTACTCCTTCCATCGTAATAAAATGAAAGCGAATTTCGAAGCGTATCAGTTGCAACGGCTCTGCGTTTTTTACCTCGCACAGTTCTATACACTCCGAGATTGAGCATGGCACGTTCAACGACTTCTTGCCCAAATCGTTTCATGATGGATGTTAGCGGTGATTCAGCCATTGATAAATTCAGTGTATGCGGTGTTAGGATTGTTCACTAACAAGTTAACGAGTACATCAATACCTTTACTTTCGAGCGCAGTTGTAAACTCAACATTTGACTTTTCCCACGCGAAAAGAATCGTTCCCCAACTCGTTGTCGTTGGAATTGATATTCTTACGATCTCTCCTAAATCTTCTAAAGTGTAATTCATATAGTCACCATTACTGCAATAGCTCCAGCTTGTGCGGATGTTGCTGTTGCGTTGTTTTGAAATTTAATCGATGCGTACTGACCTGCGTTGAATGATACGCTGTTCGTTGTATCATTAAAAAAGTTAGCTACACTTCCTGCAGCAATTGTAATGACCAGCGATGTATCTGCGTTGTTTTTTCGCAATGTCAAAACAAGTGAACCCGAAGCTGGTTGAGTTGTTGCCGTTACAAAATACATTCGGCTAATCGTACAGGCTTGTGGAATGAGTGTTATCCTCGCATTTTCAGTTCCTGATAAAGTACCGCCTGTCAAAGTTCCGTAAACAGTCGCTGATGCTCCAACCGTTGCACCTGCAAACGTACCTGTTAAAAACGATGTACCACTTCCACTATTTGCTTTAGCGTTCAATTGCGTTTGGATGTCACTCGTCACACCAACCAACCGACCTAATTCAGTTGTTGTTACCGCACTACTCGCCACCTTTCCACCGCCATCACTAACCAATGCACGACTGCCTGTTAAGTTCGAAGTTGTAATCGTACTCGCTGCGCCTGTTATCGTGTCTTGTTTAGTACTTAACGCGTTACTCGTTTCCCATAAAGAAGTTGTTGTATTGTATTTCAAAATGTCATTGTTCGCAGGACTTTGCGCGCTGACGTTGTGAAGTTCTTGCATCTCATAACCATTTTGAACGCGAACGTACATTCTTCCCGCGCTGCCATTACTCGCAGTTGTCACGAATCCCAAATACACTAAATGATTTGGTGCAAATGGTTTGACATTGGTAATACTTCCTGCGGTTGCTCCTAAATAAACAGCATCACCATCCGACCATGTGGACATTGGAAATAAACTCAACCCATCAAGTTGGCCATTGATAATGATTAAACCTTTTTGATTGTTTGCAATGGATGTACTCAACACCATTCCAACCGTCTGCGCAGAAGTTGCATCAACATTATTGGACGCAAGTTTAACCGTTAACCTATCGCCAGTGCCACCGAATGCGTAAACTGGTTGTCCTTTCGTTATGGTTGAACCATTGACATTGGTTACATAGGCAAGCAATGTGTTTGGTGCAGTTCCAATAACTTGGAATCTGTTAGTAGATGAATTGTAAACGCATAGCATTTCCGCGCCAGCGATAATGTCACCACCAATTAATTCACCATCGTTATTTCGATACAATGGAATTGCACCGAGTGAATTTATATTAAGCGTTGCGCTCGTTGTATTGCCAATTGCGAATCGAATTAAAAATGCATCTGCATCGTTGTAGGCAGTAACTCCGCTTATCGTTGTCGTGTATGTGTCTGTGCCTGATGTTGTGCCATGTGGAATGCCACTACCACCCCCACCCCCACCGCTATACGGTTTCCATGTATTATCCGCAGCTAAATAGTCAGTCGTTGCGGATGGTTGGTTAGTTGTGAATTGAACCTTCTTTGCCATTAATCTTCAGTATAAGGAATATCACAAGCGTTCCATTCGTAATCAACAGTAATATCGATTGATCCCTGCACCCCACTCAACACGTTGCTGAACTCCTCAATAAATGGAGTGAATTGAATGGGTTTGGTAATGATAACCGATTCATCGAATATCTGTCCATTCTCAATCTCGTTTACAAGGTCAGCAAACAACAACACGCAATCGCTAATTGAATGTCGTTGGTATTCGATTTTTACTTCTTTATCACGCGGCAAATCTGCGAAAACAATTTCGAGTGAATAGGTAAGTTGTCCAGAATCAATACTAAACTGATTTGGCACAACGTGCATGAATGGGAACTCATCTTCCTTCTCCAAATCCGCCTGTGAAATTTGACCATGCGTGAACTTTCGAATCAATGCGTGTTTATCCGCGAACTCTCGCAGCCTCGCGATGATGATGTTGTAAGTGTATAAAGATGAATCGCTCATATCTATATGTAGCCAATTGGCTATTTTTTAGTAATTAATTGCTTTTGGAATTGTGCGTAATCGATTTTATAATTCAAATGCGCGAAGATGGTTGATGCTTGGGTTTTAATAATCGAATCGAATTTAGTTACATCGCGGTCGGCAATTTCTTCGATGACATGAAACCAACCATAATTAGAACTCAACTCGCTTGTTGCTGTAACGCTTCCTCCATCATCGCTATCGCCTTCTTCAGTTCCTTCATCATCTGTTGGTCGGAAAACTCTTGGAAAGCTGTCAACAATTCTTTTTCGATATTCGAAAAAA